GATTCTCCCTGACGGTATATGCCTCAGAGGCAACAGTGATAGAAGTGCCGCGAGTGGCAGAACTTACATCTGAAGTCTTTGCAATCAACAAATACTCCCGACTCAGCGCCATACCACCCGCGATCACCTCCATTGGGGAATCCAAGATACCAACGAATTCCGCACCAGCACCAATCTGGCAAGTAATGCCAAACTCGTCTGTATTGAGAAAAGCGAAGGTATCTTGGAGAGCCATGATCAGTCGTACTTCTTGGCGTAAACCAGAGCGACAGAGCAGACGAACACAGGGGTCGTACCACCCAAGGTGATCACGGCACGCACATAGCGGCCAACATCATTGGTGTTGATGCTGATCTTTTCAAATGCAGCACCGCCATCAGTCACCTGAGTGAAAGTAGCGCCACTGATGTCAGTGAAGGTATGTTGTCAGCAGACTCCTGCAGCTTCACATCCATGGTGGGGCTGGTGCCGCTTCCGGCCTCAGAATCCAGGATGACGATGGCTTCGCCTTCAGCGCCGTTTGAACCTTCGAGGTCAAAACCAGTGCCGTTTGCAGAAGCGTTGCGGGAATCAGCGCCAAACAAGCTGGCGATGTAGCTCTTAGAGCCAAGGTTGTGGATCATTGAACTTTCCTCCGTCGAGTCGAAGTTTTACGGGGTTTGGGTGCAGGGGTCTCGGCCTCGGTTGTCACGATAGGCTCTTCAGCTTTTGAAGGCTCATCAATGACTCGTTCGGCTTTGCCAATACCGATGAGAAATTGAGATTCGGTGGGGGAAGCCTCAACGACCTCCCCTACTCGAACGATCGTGCTCCCGAGCTGAGTTTGCTTCAGGATACGGATCTTCATCTATCAGAGGGTGTTGTTACCCCGTGAGAAGGACTCAGGATGACGGACTGCAATGTCCACGTCCTGCATAGCCACCACACGAACGGTGCCGGAGGTGCTGTTGCTGTAAGGATCAACCATCAGATCCAGACCGGAGAAGTAACCGATCAGCAGATCAGCGAAGTTGCCGAACCACAGGTCGTTGCTTGCGACTTGGTTGCTCACCAGACCGCGATAGCCGTTGACTTCACCGCCTTCGTAGATGAACTGACCGGAGCCAGAATCCTTGGTTGCAGTCTTCAGAGCGCCACGCATTGCAGCGTTCATCAGATAAGCGGGGTTGCCGAGCAGAGCGTTGGCGTTAGCCACGTCAGACTCAAGTGCCACCACTTCAGCGAAGGTGGGGGTGTTAGCAGCGAAATCTTCGGTGCCAATACCGGTGGTGTTCTTCAGACCCAGAGGCTCACTGTTGGTGCCGGTGCCATACAGGCCAGCGAGGTCGATCTTGAGAGCCAACACACGAGCCAGGTCGCTACGGACGAGGTTCTCAACGTCGATGCTGGACTGCAGGTTCAGACGACGGCTGAAGTCGGTGTAAGCAGCAACGGTGCGGGGCTGCATCGTCACTTGATCGATGGTCTGCTGAGACTCGGTAGGAGCACCAGACTCGGAGACCCAGTAGCCGGTTGCACCGCCAGATTGACGGGGGATAGCCACCATGCCGGTCAGACCGGTCAGGACGGTTGCACCAGCTTGGTCAAGAGCAGACTGGTTACGCAGCAGGTCGATGAAAGAACCGGCGAGCAGTTCAGTAGCGACGAGGTTGCCACCAGCAGAAGCAGTACCGACGGTCAGGTCGCGGGTGAGCACGTCCTGAGGAACGGTGATGCCACGGGACTGACGACCCAGTTGGGCGGAGGCAGCGTCAGAAGCCTCGATTTCAAATGCAGCAGCTTCGCGAGCGGCGCGATCGGCAGGATTTGCCAGATAGTTGATTGCACGCAGGAAGGAGAAACTACGAGCTTCCTTTTGGGAAAGGCCGATTTCACCAGCGGTGCTATCAACGGGCTTGACTTCGGAACCCATTTTTTCGATCAGAGCAGAACGGAGTTCATCGAGACCGCGAGAGTTCATAACGAAATCTTGGGCCAACTCGATGTTGTTAGTGCGCTTACCAAGGGCAAGCATTTCGGCGGCTTCCTTTGCCTTGGCCTCAGAGGCCTCAGCACGAAGAAGCTCCAGATCAGGAGTTTTTTCTTCCATGGCGGAATTTGCAGGGTGAGTTGTTACGGCTGAGGCCGTAGACACAGTCTCATTATGAGTGAAACTGCGCCCGATACCAACCGACTGATCAGCTGGCACGGTAACCAAGCTGATTTCGAAGGGTTGGACCGATGTTGCGCGATATGTAACCGGATCTGTGCTGCGATCTTCTTCCATTTTGTTGATCTTATAGCCAAAGCTTACGTTGCGAATAATCCCATCACGAATGAGATCTTGCATCTTACGACCAAGTTCGTTGTTGGCAAGCTTGACCTTGGCATAGCCACGCTTGTCCTTCATCCATGCACGTTGAACAACGCCAACAATCTTGTCAGCATCATGCTGATAAAGAAGAGGTGCGCCGTCATTCAAACGAGACAAGTCCATTGCCCCTTCATCCATGCTGAGCACTTCCATTCCGAAGTAACGCTCAACAGGCATTTCAGAAGCGAATGGGAACTCAAGTGTCCGATCTTCTGCTTCAGCAAAATCTGCACTTTGTGAACGCTTGAAGGATGAACCCTCAAACATCCGAATTGCAGCAATTTTGGTCAATGCGCTGAATTTATGCCCGACTTGAATGTCAGTCTCTTCACCATCGCGATAAACATTGATCAGAGCAGCGGGATCATCCTCAGTGCCGGTGATCTCAAAGCTTGAGCTAGGGACATCAATCTTCCCGTTGCGCTCAATTCGAGCAATCTTGCCGCGTGCGCGTCCGCCTGAGGTGTTCCAGCTGACGAAATCGCCAACCTTCAATGCATCAGGCTCTGCACGGAACTCTTCCTCAACGATTGCTTCGTCGATTTGAATTTCCTCAAGAGCACGATCTTGTGCTTTTTTGATTGATTCAGACTTCATGGTGCTCCAAGATTGACCGGCATCACCGCCCCATGCTGCCCATGCTACGCGACCCTTGCTAGGGTAACCATCTTCATCAGGGCTGAATCCTTTGCCCTTCTTGTCAACTTCATGGCGTGCAAACCATGCAGCCATAGTGATGACAGTCTCAGGGCTTAGCTCATCACCTGACAGGATTTGAGTAGCGCGAGTGCGAGCGACATCAGTGCCACCAGCTTCTCCTTCGCTTTTCCAGTCCCTATAACGCTGAGCCTCTTCACGCATACCCTCAGTGGGCATCAGGTCAATCTCGCTCCCGTTGACATTGGCCATCAGTCGTCCTCCTCGTGGATTTCAGGGTGAGGCGTTTCTTCAACAGGCGGGTTTTGTGATTGGCCTGCCTTGTCAACAGCACTAGGGTCAGAATCCAAAACGATGCCAAGGTCATCCATAGTGGCAAGTTCATGAGCCCGCTGACGCATTACCTCCTCAAAGTCACCACCATGTAATGCGATGACTTGAGATAGGGTCATGATCCCCGATCGGATCATTGATTTGTAGGCCTCTGCTTCCTTTTGCGGATCAACGAACTGTGCAGCAGGGGCGATCCACTTGCACTCGTAATAGCGATCAGGATCCATGTCGAATGCAGGCATCTGCAATGCGCCTGACATCACAGCCATATCAACCCAACGCTCATAGATCGGCTGACACAGCTTTTCGATCATGTACTGCTGCAACGTCTTGTAATGCGCCCGTGTCTCGATCAACTCCAGACGAGAAGAGCTGTAGTTGCTCTGTGAGAAGTCAGAACTGACTTGCGTATAAGAGCAGCCAACACCTGCAGCGACTGCACGCAGCATCTGCGCTACAAACGGGGTGAAAGCATCATCAGGACGGGAAGGCGAGAAAAACTGCATCTCTTCCCCAGGAGCAAGACGACGTATACTGCCGGGCGCGAAATCAAGCACAGACTGATCTTCGTATGTGCCATCTTCGAAAAGCTCTTGATCAGGGGTTTTGACAAAGCCCATCATTGCTGAGCTTGCACGTGCAGCGATAATCTCTGCCTCCTCATAACCCTTCAAGTTATTGAGACGCATGATCGCTGATGCGAATGCAGTCACGCCACGAGTTTGACCAGGGCGATCGACTGAATAGAGATGAATGATCTCATCAGCAGAAATGCGAGTGCGACGCTTCTTTGCTGTCTCGCTGTAGCTGAATTGATAATCACCGGGGTGATAATTCAGAAAGTGATACGCAACCGGACGATTCCACTCGTCAATTTCCACCCCCATCCGTACGCGATTACCATTCGACTCAAATCCGGTGTAATCATCGTCAAGAAGGTCAGATTCAATAACTTCAATGCCAAGAGGAACGCGGCTATCACCAAACCGCTGACGAACGAGACGAACAAACACCTCGCCCGATTCGATCATGCTGTTCAGGCAGAGCTGCTGAATTTGAGCCCAAGACAGCGTGCCACCAACATGACAGTTGTCAGCCTTGCTCCATTTCTTGAACTCATGCTCGATCAAAGCGTTCAAGCGTTCATCAAGACGCCCGCCACGAATCATGCGGACTTGTGCTTGATGCTTGATGCCTTGACCAACGACATTATTCTTGACCGCACGCAGGGCAGCCTTTGCGAAGTCAGAATCACGAACAAGAGCACGAGCGCGATTACGCAGCACTCGCAAACTATTCTTGATCTCAGAATCAGCGCTGGTGCCTTGACTGACCCAGTCATTCGTCAGGCGATTCATCTGTGCGCCTGAATAGTTGCGACGTGCAACGCGGCGCTTGCGAGAAAACGGCCACATGATCAAATGAACCTCACTCGGGTAACGCCAGGATTGCCAAGGCCCTGTTTGACTTTTTCGGCGCGACGCTCACGATCGACCTCAGCCTTCAAGGCATCACGCAACTGAAGCAATTCTGCCATCTTGTAGCGTTTTAAGCTTCTCCCCCCAATCGTGTATTCCTGTACGACACCGCCTTGCGCAAGTGTCCTGATCGCTGCCTCAACATAGTCAAGGTCGATTTGTGCTCTTGAGCGATCATCGAACGCACCTGGAGTTCCAGAATATTCAAGTGTCGCCTTGACCGTAAACTGTCCTCGACCAGCCGTGTACTGAACTGAACCTGAGGTGGCAATTGACTGCCAGGTCCAAAGGCCAGCATCGAAGCCTGCAGTTGTACTTGAAGGAACGGTGACACGCCAACCCGTACTTTCCGCAACGCCCGTGATCGTC